TACTATCACGATAACTCTGATCGCCCTAAAAAAGTAAATGTAGGGAGACCAAAGAAATGAAAACATTTAAAGTAGAGATTGACGAAGTGACGACATATGTTGGAACGATACAAGCAGAAACTATAGAAGACGCTAAAGATGCTATAGCTAAAGCAGATATTGTTGCATTAAAAAATGTTGAGCCAGTAATCGGTGAAACTAAAATACAATTTATTGAGGAACAAAAAAATGATAAGAGTTGATGAAGAAAATAGTGATGTCTTAGTTGTAGATACTCTGTCAGATATATTTGAACTTTTAGCAAGAAATGAGATATGGGTAAGAGTTAGTGATAAACCTTCTTGCCCTAGAAATTCTAAATTAAGAGATTTAGATATTGAAGAAAGTTTGTGTGGGATTGAGCTGGAAAAACTAGAATGGATACATAGCCAAATATCTGAATTAAAAGAAGATGAAGAAGTAGATTTAGAAACTATGCAATCTTATATAGAAGATTTAAGAGAGCC